AAATTTTCTTGAGTATCAAATGCCAGGTTTGCGGTTTCAAATTGAAGTCCACGGTTCAATCCGATAATCCCGTATTTGTTTTTCTTTGCAGGATCATAGCCTTTGAATTGTACAACTGCCAAATATTTGTCTTGTCCTAATTGCAGAATCTGACGAGCGGATGCCGGAGAATTTTCCAAAATTGGAAATCCAAAAGAAGAATCAAAAAGCTGAATATAGGTACCCATCTTACCATCAACCTTAGTGTCCTTATAAGGCATGTCACCGCTAACAGTAACCTTTTGACCATGTCCGGAAGTTAATGCAAGGGTATTGCATACAACAGAATCGGCATCAAAAGCCAATGTTGCTTTATTGATTAATTTCCTTGAGATAAGAATTGCATCGGTTTCGATACCGACTACCTGATTTATGCAACCTGAATTGATAGGTGCATCCAAAGTTGAAGAAATACAAGGTCTTGACATATTTTTATTTTTTAAATTGTTTTAATTTTTTGCAAATATATATTTTTATTATTTTATAGTACAAAATATGAATTTTGTAATGCAATTACGCCTTTACACTTGAAATATTATCAATAAAATTGACCTGGTCTTGTCGTCTTTTTAATTCGACTAAGGATAATTCTACAACCGGTTTTACAATTACAGGCGTTTGGTTTGATATATTCGTCGATGTTGCAGCTCCTGAAGTGATCACATTTGCACCTCCATAACTTGAAATTCCACTTACTGAACCAGATAAAGGAGAAGCCATTTTTGATGCGGTGTCGGGTGGTAAAGTTGGAGTTGATGCGGATGAACCACCCGAAATACCTGTTGTACCCGTGTCACTTACCGCCCATACATCTTTAATTGATTGTATTCCCGTTGCTATAACTCCGGCTGCTGCGATTCCACCTAAAACAGGACCTACAACAGGAATAGAAGCCATGGAGTTAAAAGCCTTTATAGCCCCTGCAATTGAGTCTATCGCAATTCCTGCCGATGCCGCTGCCTTACCCGCCTTTGTTGTTTTCCCGAAAATTGCAGCTAAACTATTAGCGGTTTGTAAGGCAATTTGTAATTTAAAATCGAGGGATGCCCGGTCTAAATTTCTTGCAAGTGTTTCATATTTTTTTATTATGTTTAATCGTTGCGATTCTGTTAAATTCGTATTTCTTAATTCGTCCTGCATTTGAGAATTAAGAGCATCCTTTTTTAATTGTGTTTCAAGGTCAATTCCCGTGTGCGCCGTCTCTAACTGATTGTTAATGTCATTTAGTTGTAATTGTTTCTTGCTTTCAGATATATTATTGTTTAAATTAGCCTTATCGGTACTATATTGCTGATCGATTAACAAGGATTGATCAACATACTCCTTATCGTTTGCCAATTTCAAAGCATTTGAAGCCATCGAAGCATTATAATTTCGCAATAAATCATCCTTTTGCATTTGGTATGATTTTCCGCTTATAACTGTTTTTTCGTCCTCCGCCAACTGAATAATTTTTAAATCAGTCTGCATTTGTTCAATGATAAGATTTGTTCGAATAGTTGCAATTGACTGAAGTCGTTTTTCTTCCTTATCTTTTGCAACCTCTTTTGCTGTATCGATTTTGTCAATTGACCATTTCTCAAACGAAGCCTGTTTATTGATTAATGAAATTTCATCATTGTAAAGTGTTTTAATTTTTTCGGCACGCCTATTGTAAATTGTTTCAGAAAGTAATTCAATTTTATTTTCATTATCTAAAACTTTTGCACGTTCATTTATAAGTGTTTGAGTGCTTTTTATTTCTCTTGCCTCTTTTGTGTCCGCTGCTTTTGCAAGAGTATTATTAACACGTCCAACCCTATTTTTAACCGATTGTTCAAATCGGTTATCTTCTGCTATGACTGATTGTACTCTATTTTTAGCGTCCGCAATTGCCTGTAAATCTTTTTTAGATTTAACGGATTGTTCGAGTTGCGTAATCCTTAAATTTTCATTTGCAAAAAACATTTCTTTTTTATGCAATTCGTTATCAATTCGCATAGTTTCATCGGCTGCCTTTTTTCTTTGCGCAGGAGTAGTATCCGATTGTCTAATTTTAAGAGCTAATACATCAATTATACCCTGTTGCCGTATCTTTTCTGTCGAAAACTCCCTTTCTGCTTTTGTGAGTTTTTGACGCTGATCGGCTATTTTATTACCTAATTCGTAATTTTCCTTTATATTTCCGCTTGCGTTTTTCCAATTATCACCAATTGCTTTAATATCTGAACCTAATTCTTTTACGTTCCCGGTCAATACATCAACAATTAATTTACCCAAAGAACCCATAAATTTTACACCCTCCTGAATAACGGCATTAACCCCGGACATAACCCGTTGGAATTGTTTTGCACCCTCATTTGTGGAAGTAAAATAAGTTACTAAAGCACCAACAGCGACTAATAAAATGCCTATTCCCGTACTTGCCAAAGCTATTTTAAATACTTTCATTGCGACGCTTCCCGCTTCTGTTGCAACTGTTGCGGCTGATGTTGCCGTTGCCCTTGCTGTCTCTGCTGCTGCTGCTTGTGATGCCGTTGCTGTCCCTGCTAATTCACTTGCTGCAAGTTCTGCCTCTGCGGTTGATGCCGCAACTGCCGCAACTGCTGCCTCTTCATGTGCAACCTTTGAAACTGATAGCGATTCAGAGAACATCATCGTTGCATCTTTAACGCTTTCAAATCGGGTCCTTAATGCCACTAAAATACTTTGCCCTTTTTCTGCCATTTCGCCAAAAATACCAGGCAATCCACGTAATACTAAACCATAATCGCCAACTGAACGCTGATTTTGTCCAACCGACTTATCAACTGCCTTTAACTTTTCGCTTAAATCAAATGCTTTTTGAGATGCTTTGTTGAATGCACCTGTTAGCGATGTATCACCTTGAGCAACTGCCGCCCCTAAATTTTTAGCCTCTGCCGCTGCTTTACTATACTGATTTTGTAATTTTTGATAAACACCTAATGCCTGATTGCTCGACTGAATTTCTTTTGCGACCTCATTTGTTAACTGCCTTTTTTGATTTGCATAATCTTTAATGACTATTTTGTTAGCCTCGTATTGTTGCCTATCTTTTTCAGTTGATTGAGTATTGGAATCCTGAATAGCTTTTAACTTTGCCATTTCAGATGTTAAAGCAGTAATCTGTGCAATAGCATCCCCAATTGGGACGGTTACCTTAATTATTTTTTCTTCATTCATAGGATTAGATATTTTTTACTTCCAAAAGTTCAACAACTGAGGTTAATTCACTGTAATTTAAATTCATAATTGCATAATATTTGCCATATTGTTTCAAGTAAATAGGTATTTTCAAGTCAATTCCTTGAATATCCTGTGGTTTTAAGTAGAAATTTTCCTTCAGGTAACGAGGTTTTTCAACTATTTTTTGATAAGATGCGTAATTATCTGATAAAACAATGCCAGCAAATTGTAAATTAGACGTCCAAAATAGTTTATTTATCCCTCCGATATTCATAACCCTTGCGATAATATCATCACTTTGATTTTTTTCAGTGGTGGTTAATACTCCATCAGTAATTTTGATATCATAAAGCGGGTAATCAATAGTATTATCCAAATCAGAAAATCGTTTACCGGCTGCGAATTTAAGTTCAACAAGTTTCGCCTCATCTTCTAAATTATCGTTATCAACATTTATTGATCCGACCAATTGAGTACTTACATCACCATTTTTATAAGTTAAAGTGTTTTTCTTTGCATAACTTCCAACCGTAAAAACCACATCTTCCAACTCTGAAAGCCTATCCTTTTTCTTAATCAACTTATCAGACCAATCGACTGCATTTGGTATATTATCGTAAATAGTTTGTGCTGAATAGAAATCTATAATTGATGGATTGTCATTTTCATTCTGTGGAAATACCCCGGCAATTTGCGAACACTGCAAAATGAAATCTGCACACGTCATGTCCGTCAGGTTTGGAATGATTGGGAAAAATCCAATTCCAACATATCCAGGGAACACATGCAATAAATCTATAATAGGACTATATATTGCAGAATTACAACTGCAATCAAATGTCAATGTTTGTGCTCCAACCCCACCACTTGAATACCCTGATAATTTAAAATAAAAGCTATCAAATTCTTTATCTAAAATAAAAGAGTAGTTAGTTAAGGTATAATGATTTGTTAATCCTGTAGATGGGGTTTTATCGAGTGTTTTAATTACTATTTCATTATTGCTTGAATCTTTAGTACATATTTGAATCTCAACATCAGATATGTGGTCCGGTGTAATAAATTGAGAATAGTTCATGTTTGCAATATTCATTGAAACACCCTTATATATTTTAGTAAAATATATTGCACTATCCAAAACAAAGTAAGTAAGTGATGATGTATGAAAATCCATTCGAGTTATATCATCCATATGCTGTTCTGATGCTGAACATGATTTTAATACATTTATTGCACTTATTCCATTTTTTGATTTTAAAGGAGATCCAATATAATACCCAGTAGCACCTGTTGAATAATTAAAATAGTTTATCAAACTATCCAAATTCAAACTAAATTCAGTTGCAATCTTTGTAAGTATCCACCAAAACATAACAGTAGGATGAGTAACTTGTGAGGGTATATCAGGATTTCCAGTTATCGGATTGTAACTTCGATCTTCATTCGTGAAATCAAACCAATTACACCATCCGAAACCGCTTGATATGTCGTTATATTTAATATATCTATTCCAAGTTAAATACTCAGTTGACAATTCTGTTAGTTCAGTTAGTTTCTTTGTTCCTAAAAGTTTAATCTGATCCAAAATCAACCCGAACGTAAAACAAAACTCTATCCTATCAGAAATACGGATTAAAACAGCGTTCCCATTATTGATAAGCCGAAATCCATTTTCATAATAGGTAACTGAATATTTTCGATAAGGGAATATTGAATCTGAATCAGAACTTTGAATGTTTTCAATTGCCTTTAAATTAGTTGATGATTTTGGGAGTGATACAGTCCATGTCCTATTCCCTTGCACGGTTGAAATAGTACTAAATAAAAAAGACTTGAATTGAAGATCCATTTTAGTTGAATCATCTAATTCAACCTTTAACCCATTTATGAATAGTTCTTTTGTCATTGTTTATTTATTATCTCGATTGAATAAAATCTTTTGGCATTTCTATTGTAAATTCCATATCAATTAAGTAAGCATTTTTAGGCTGTACCTTCATATCTGAAATCTTTACACCAACCCATTTATTATTCACATACATTGCAACTATCAAAGAAGATGCAATACTTTCAACATACGGATATATATCGCTGTCACAGCTCGTAAATGCTGAAAAGGTACGTTGTACTGATTTACTAATTATTTTTGAACGTCCTCCCTCTGAATCGGTTAAAGATGATGGGTAAACGGGAATTTCAATGGATGTTTTAATATCCTTTTGATAAAGTGTATCCCTATTTTTATAAAACATATAGTGAAATAGTTTACCATGAGCATCGGCCCATCGCAAATAGTGACCGCTAATGTTTGTTTCAGGGTAAAATGTGAGGGTTTGTTCGTGTGCTGAATCAGTCCAAAAATCAAAAGAAAATGCAACCGTACTTGTAAAAGGGATCATTTTTCCTGTAATACCCGATAAACCTCCACCAATTTGATTAAACAGGTTATAACTCTTATCACAATTAAATGCAAAAGGTAAGCCCGGCCAATACGGAAATTTAATACTTTCAATTTCTGCCTCGTCAAATTGGTACGCTCCCCATCTTAATGAAAAATGTTGATCCGTGATAGTTGTTTCGTCTGGTGCTGAAATTGTGATAAAGCAATCATTGTAAAATGGATCTGCGTATGGCTCTGAATAATCAATTTTAAAATCTGATCCCGAAAAATAACTTTCAAAGATTACCGATAAATCGAAATAGGCAACCGATGCAATACAATTTCTTTTAAGGGTTATCTCATTGCTTGTTAGTGTAATTTCCTTTGTTGAATTAGTTGTATCGGAGCACGTTACCTTAATGATATTTGGATTGAAAATATATCGGTATTCGGGTAAAAAAGCTACTATCATAATATTTGTGTGTTAACGATTATTTGACCTACTTTATCGGAAATGTTTTTTAAGAGTGCTTCTTCTTCATTTGAATAAATATCTTTTCGACCTCCTTGTTGGAATAGTAAAGAGCCTTTTTCACCTATATTTCTTACTACGTTTGAAGCAAACATAAATCTTTCTTTAACGTTTACAAATTCTAAAGGTAAGTATTTACTCCATGCAGCTATATTGCTTCTAACTGATAAATAACTTAGTGTTGATATTGAGGCTTTCATCTCTTGAGGACTTATCCCCGTTTCCATGTTGTGGAAATTTTCACGACCCCAAACAATTAAATCCTGATTTTGAGTATCAACCCGAATGCTTCGAACCGTTTCTCCGCTTCGATTTTTCTTTGCCTTAAGGATATTTGATACAACTTTTAGTTTGTAAATATTGCCCTCGAATGCTAAAACGTCCGTTACTTTTTGACCGATTAATTGAGGCATAAGCTGTAAGTACATGTAATATTAAAGACATATCCGTATTCATCACAATCTAAATTCTGCCAATTCGGGAAAGGCTTTTGAGTAAGAGTGCATTCAATACCTTTACTCCTTAATAGGTTGCGAAAATCCATAAATGAGAACATTATTTGTTCTAAATTTGCGTTAATATCCTCGGATGATACCTGTTTGAATCCTACATGAATAATGTAAAGACTCAAGTCCCGGGACACTCTTCTTTGTGGATCAAATAAAGGCTGTAATGGTTCATTAAAGGTTCGTAAAATGCAGGGATAGTCGGTAATATTTCGGTCTGTTAGAATATTTTTATCCTTTTGACCATAAGCAAAAACCCACGAAAAACCGCTTTTTCGGGCACAATCTTGAAATATCGTATCGAATGTTGTCATTTATTTTGCTTTTTACTGATTATTTCGTTGTACTTTCTTTGTCTGTTTGCTTCTTCAATATCAACACGGAAAACAAATCTGTAAATAGTCCATGAATAATTCCCTGCATCCTCCAATGAGCTTATCCCCTGCCTACGTGCAAAACTATCTTTCATTTTTGCAATTGAATCTTTATCAGGCTGTCCGTAACCGGCTGCTTTTTCATCTTTCGATAAATCCAATTTCATTTTACTAAACTCTTCTGCCTCTTGTTTGATTCGGGTTGATACCTCGTTTGCAAAATTATAGAAATCAATTAAGGGGGCATTAAATAGCCAACGTGCTGCCCATTTTTCAGAGTCTTTATGAATCCACTTTTTAAACCGGTTCAATTTTGAGTAAAAGAATATTTCTACAATAGCAGTCATTAACTCGTTAGGTTGTTTAATATCCCACAACCACCCTAAATTATTAAATGACATATCATAAAATTTGAGGGGTGTAATTCCTCTTATTTTATCCGGCATAGTAAATTTTGAACATTCTTTTAATATGTCGGTATTGGTAAGATTTAGGATCGGTGAAATCCTTGTCATTTCCTTGAGTTTGGTTTTACCTGTGATTATCATATGAAGTATTGTTTACTGAAGAAATCCCTCTTGTATTCCGTACCTTCAAAATAAATGCTGATAGGGTAAGTATCCGTTAAATTTAACTCGTCAATCTTTGACCTGATAATTAAATTCATTTCTACCATCTCATTCCACGCATCTGAATATTTTGATTGAGATAAAACAACCTGACTAACTTCTGTTTGTTTAACTGTTACCCCTGAAGCCGTTGCAGTGCTCTGATTATTGGGAAGTATCTTACAAAATACGTAGTTTGCAAGTGGTGAAATAAATGATGCAGTGTCCGTTAAATAACCAGTAACCTCCGCCGGTACAACTTCACTTCCAAATAAATTAATAAGAAATTCCTTTTGGTACCTGGCAATATTCCTGTTCAACTCCATTATTTCATTAGATGCAATTTGAGATGAGGGGGTGTCTTTAAATGGCGAAATATTTAAATAGGGTAGTTTAAGTTTTCCCCAAAAATATTGATAATCAATTATGTTGTCCATTGGAAAGTTAATATTAAAAAAGGGTTAGTCGATTTGACCAACCCTTTATAGTTAAGATTAAATTACTCTGATTACACTGTTGCAACACCAGTAGCCATTGCAGTTAATGCGTTGTTTACATTTGGAACATAAACAAATGCCTGTGCATCTACAGTTTGAACACGTAAATTTTCACGGGTATAAGCTAAAATAGTAGTCATGCCTGTTTTTTTATCGTCCTCGATTTGTGCAATTTCAATAACAAGGTCATCCCATACGTACAGAGTGGCAAGAGAGAAATCACCTGCTAAAAATGTATTTGCAGTAACTAAAGGATTTTCAACAGCTGAAACACCCGCCATTGTATTCATTCCTGTACCCATTGCGAACTGAGGAAAAACGTAAGCTCCTTGTGATGTTTTGGCAAATCGCAATTTGTCCGTATCAACGCGATTAACGATGCAATAATTAGGATTTGCGGCACCCATTTGACCATTTACAATCTGAGTAACAATTTTACCTGTCATGTCCACGATGTTTGGATTAGTTATGTTTCCGCCTCCCAATGTTACCAATGGCTGAGCATATGAAATAATACCTTTGATGTTATTTCCGGTTCCATCGCCGTTTAACAATTGGTCATTTTCTTTTAAACGCATATTACGTTCAACTAAACGCTGAATTTCGCCAAGTACGAAATCAACATCCTTCAAAGAGTCCATTCCAATTTTTAACCAATCAACAATACGTTTTCCGCTGATATTTTTTTCAACCCAAGTCAAGTTGGATGCTGTGCCTACTGAACGAGGATCTCCGGCGGTTGTGCTTGCGTTGTTAGTTACCGATAATTGTTCGTACCATTTTACTGATCCGTGAGTATTTCCGCCCAAATTTACAACCTGAAATAAGTTGCGTAAATAAGGAACTCCCCTGTGAATTTCACCTGGTAAACCTGCTATGCGATAAGCGTTCGTATCAGATGTTACACTTGCACCTGAAATCGCCTTTGTAGTGGTTTTAATTTCAATACGCCCGGCTCCACCTTCTTCAATCATTTTATCAATTGCTTCTTTGTTTTCGGTAAGCAACTGTTTCAGTGTTTTTTCGGGTGCGTTTCCGCCTTGTAATTTCAATGCTGCTAATGCTTCACCTTGTTTGATGATTGCTTTTTCAAGAGTTTCAAATGCTTTTGCATCGACACTGCCTTCAAGTTTCTTTTCCATGTCGGCTTTAAATTCTGCTAACGCCTTATTCATATCCTCTTTTGAGGAAAAATCCTTTAAGGATTCTTTGAACGCTTTTGTTTCTTCCGCCAATATGGCTTTCATTTCTTCTGGAGTCATGAGTTTTAGTTTTTAAATTTTTAATAATTGTTTTAATTCTTTTTTAAATTCGTCGGCAGTGAATATTTCGGCTGTCTTATCCTTATTTTGTGTGTCATCTGACGGCACAAATTCGTTTACTTGTAAAGTTGGGGTTGCACTGTTTGATCCAAGTACTACGGCTGAACCTTCTACTAATTTAGCTTCAGTAACCGCCCAAAAATACCCCTGTTCTGTTGCCTGTTCAACGTTTGCAACTTGCGTAATATATTTATCCCAATTATCTTTTTCGCCTGAATAATAAGCATCCATGGAGTTGATACAAAGAAATAATGAAACATATCGCATCCCTACTGAGTGTTGTTTAACATATCCTTTCAAATACTGTTCAAACATGAACTCGTTACGATCTTCACTAACTACCGAATCAAAAATTAAGGCTTCTGTTTTTCCGGTGAACGATTCGCCAAGTTCTGACCATAACATCGATTGAGCCGTTGCGATGACATCATCGCTTATTACATTTTCAAATTTCAAACAATGTTCCTGAATGTGATAAATTAACTTTTGTTCTTTTAAGGTTTTATTCCAAAGTCCTGGGATATGTACGTCACCGTGCGAGTCAAGTAAATTAGTAGTATTGATTACAATTTTAACTTTTAGTTTATCAAGTTCGGGTGCTTCAATTTCTGCAATTGCTTTATTAATTCCCGATTTTGTTATGCCTGAAGTTGATAAAGAACCATAAGAAAGAGCATCGGCGCATTTTAATGCTGCTTTTTTCTCTGCCATTAAAAGACTTTTATTGTCCTTTAAATATTTAAAAAGTTGATCCTTTGTTGCAAACTCTTTCATTTATTGATTATTTGATTTGAATCAATTTGTTTTTTCTTTTGTTCGACAATTTTTTTAATGTCCTTGTCGGTTAATTTTTTGTCCTGTGGTATCATTTTATAAAATCGTTAATTACGGTTGTTGCATCCTCCACCTTCATCATTCCATTAGTTACAGCCAATACACATCCGTCAACCATCGTTTTGAATCCCATTGCCGAATCTTTTGTTGACTTCTGCATACATTCTAAATGAGAATAGTCATAATAAAATTTATATCCATATTTTTCAGAATCAAAAAGAACATCGTATGCCTGGCTTATTACTTCTGAGTCCGGTATGATAGTATCCTCATAAAATTCTGTTTTGGCTTCTAAATAGGTATTAAATTTTGTTGTATCTGGTAATCCGATTAAAGGAATAGGAACACCAAATGCCTGAGATATTGCCCTATGATCTGCATTTTCGCCATCAAATAAACCTAATTGCCTGACATCCATTCCAATTTTGGAAGCGGTTGTAGGATACTTAGAAATCATTGTGCTGAATTGATTGTTTAGCAATCCATAACGCTCATAATCTCGCTGAATTTCTAATTTTTGCTCAGTAGTAAACTCATTGCCCATTCCTAATTCGCCTTTGCCTGCTTGAGGACTTAACAACACATCGGCACCACGCCTTTTAATCAAATGGTTTCGGCTTTCCAAAGATCCAATAATATTTTGTATTGGTTTTCTTAATGCATCAATCCTGCTTTTTGGTTGCATTTCAAACCCTTGTGTAAGGTTGCAGCTTGTATCCTGAATTTCATAAATCAAATCGGTATCATCGCCGCTTAACATAAATGTCATTCCGAAAATGGTAATCGAATAATACCGGATCAATTTTGCTTGGTTGCTTAAAATATTTGAAGGCTTATTGTAGGATATTGTGATACAATTGTTAGGAATAATTATCAGTCCTGTGATTTTATCATAGCCTACCGGCTTCACCTTGTAAACATAGGCAGCACCATAGACATTGATAAACGTTTCAAGTGTTCGCTCAAATTGGTTTTTTGTTTGGTATGCGTTTGGCTTCCTGAGTATTTTCATTGCCTCATCAAACGCCTTTGATGTGATTACATTTTCTTCACTGTCAACACAAATCAATTTACCCTTTGTAATCGCCTGAGCCTTTTTGTTAATTATTGATTGTAAAGGGGGGCAATTGTCATATGCTGCTGTTTGAAAAGATGTGCCTATTTGATTGAAAATATATTTACTATCTGAATTATACGATCCTGTAAATGCAGAAAATTGGTCATCTGTCATTTTATCCATGTTTGAAAGAGTTAAATTCTCTTTCAATACAGCAAACGCAATTTTCGAAGCATTAACAATGTCTTTTATTTTCACAATTTTCTAATAATTTTTTGGCAAATATAATATTTTAATGAAAAAATACATTTATCTTTGCATTACAAAATT